AAAGGTGATGACACTATAGAAATGGTAAAACTAGATAAAGGTTCATATAAGAAAGCTAAGTTTGGACCTCAGTTCGAAAAAGCTGTAGAGTTTTTCTCATCTAAATTTGAAGCTAAATATTTTAGAAAAAACAATACAGATCCAATACTTAAAGTTTTTGATAAAGCTTTAGATCCAACAGGCGAAAAAGGAGAAGCCTTAATATTTAAAATTAGAGGTAAATTTACATTTGAAAGCACGAATGTAAAAGATCCAGTGACGAAGAAATCAAGAAAAGAGTATAAGTGCTATTTCAGAAATATAGTAGAAGCAGGACCAGTTTTATTTGATTTAGCAATTGACTCATAGGAGATAATATGGCAGAAGAATTTTTACAAGAAATAAAAGAATCAAAGCACACAGACGATCCGCATGATTCGGCGAACAAAGAGTCTATTGATGGTTATATTACACAACCAAAAGTAGAGAGAAGAAAAGTCGCAAAAATGATATACAAAGACAGAAAATGGATAGAAGTTGATGAAGAACTTCCTAGGGATAAATGATTTTATATGGTTCTTCGGGGTTGTCGAAGACCGTAATGATCCTGTACAACTCGGAAGGTTGCGTGTCAGGTGTTATGGTTGGCACACCGATGATAAGAACGAAATACCTACTGACAGTCTTCCGTGGGCAATACCTATCCAAGATGTCACTTCCGCAGGCGTCAGTGGAAAAGGTAAATCGCCTACGGGAATCCTTGAAGGATCGTGGGTTATTGGATTCTTCGCAGACGGAAAGAAAGCACAACAACCATACATAATGGGAACGATAGCTGGAGCGCCTAAGTTTTCAGCAGATAGTTCAAGAGGTTTCAATGATCCAAATGGTGTATATCCAAAATATGTTGATGAGAGTGATGTTAATAAACTTGCGAGAGGTACTCCAACTATTAGCTATACTCCTGATAGTACTATTGGAGCGCCTGAAGCGTCTTATAAAGCCGAGTACCCCTACAATCATGTAACAGAAACTGAAAGCGGACATGTCATTGAAGTTGATGATACGGCTGGTGCAGAACGTATTCATGTTTTTCACAAGTCAGGAACTTTCATTGAGATACAGCCTAGTGGTGATGTAGTCATACGACAGAAAAATAATTTTCAAACCATATCTGGTAATAACAACATACACACAACTGGTAACTTAAATTATTTTGTTGATGGTGATATAAACTTTAATACAAGAGGTAACTTCAATGTTACTACATTTAAAAATGTTGATATCAAATCGAAACGAATAGATTTAAATAGTACGACTGGAACTCTTTATAATCCAGCATTGATTGATGATCCAGTATTATTCGAAACAAATATTGTAAGTCTCAAGCCTGAAGAAACACAGATAGAACCAGGCGTAGAATATCCAGACAATCCAGAACAAGTAGAACCTTCAGATACAAACTATCCAGAAAAAGCACCTGCTACTTGTGGCTCACCTGACAATCCTCATAGAAACCCAATCGATGTCGCAATAGAACTGATGAATGAAGGTGGTTGGAAAGAAACTGGTAGTAATCCTAAAATTAAGTTTCTTTGGGACGAGATTGGTTATAATGGTTCTCAATACGCAGATAGAACAGCATGGTGTGCTGTATTTGTCGGAGCAGTTCTCAAGCGTTCAGGTAATAAGTATATACAAACAGCATCATCACAAGCATATTCTGGATATGGTACTGAAGTAGCTATGGCACAAGGTGATCAAATAGATTTGACAAATCTCAAGAGAGGAGATATATTGGTGTTTCAAAGAGGTGGTTCTGCAAAAGGAACAGGACACGTTTGTTTTGCTACAGGTAACTTTACAGATACACATATAGAAGTTGTTGGTGGTAACCAGAGTAATAGTATTACACAGAAGAGATATAAACTTAGAGGTGGTTTCTTCTGGAGATTAAGAGCAGTCAGAAGAGCAGTAGAATGTGACGATGGCACTACACCAGCTCCAACATCTACAGCAATATAATGCCTGGTATAGTTAGAGCAACATTAGATAAGAATGTCAAGCATGAAGATCCTTTTACACCACTACCTCTTCATCAGACACCTTATACTAAAGCAGACGCTAACGTATTTGTGAATGGTGAACCAGCTATTGTTGTAGGTGATAAAACTGAATGTGGTGATGAAGCTTTAACTGGATCTGATAATGTTTTTATCAATGGTAAAGCAGTGCATAGAAAAGATGATACCACAAAAGGACACGATAAGTTTCTACCTAGCAAAGCAGAAACGGGTTCTGAAAATGTATTTGTAAATGGTGATTAATAGTTATAAATAGACAATAGTATTTTATCATTATATGAAGGAAGAGTCAAGTGAATTATCATGATAGTTTGTTAAATCTTTTTGAAACATATGTAAGAGAGAGTGATAAGTTTGAAAAAGGAAATAAATCTGCTGGTACAAGAGCAAGAAAAGCTTTGGCAGAAATATCTAAAATTTGTACTATGAGAAGAAAAGAGATACAAGAGAAGAAGAATGCCTGAAACCAGTCAAGTCATATACAGCGATTTCGATAATCAGTTTATCACAAATCCTATTACAAAGTCTTTAAATAAAAAGACTAATAGAGATGCAGTTAAACAAGCTGTAAAGAACTTGATATTGACTGATTTCGGAGAGCGTCCTTTTAATGCAGACATTGGTTGTAGTATTAGAGGATATCTATTCGAACCTTTTACTGCGTATCTACAAGATCAAATAAAAGAAGCCGTCTTTACTACGATACGCAACTATGAACCAAGAGCCAATATTATTGATTGCTTAGTAGAAGATAGAATAGATTTAAATGCTATATCAATAACAGTTGCATTCGAAATCGTAAATGATCCTCAAGCAATTGTACTAGATGTAATTTTAGAAAGAGTAAGATAACATGTCTGCTAACACATACTTAAATATAACCGAAGTTGATTTTGCTGATATCAAATCTAATTTAAAAACATATCTACAATCTCAAACGCAGTTCAACGACTACGATTTTGAAGGTAGTAATATGTCTGTTTTGTTGGACGTATTATCATACAACACACACTATAATGCATTTTACACTAATATGCTTGCAAACGAAATGTTTCTTGATACAGCACAACAAAGAGATAGCGTAGTATCTAGAGCAAAAGAATTGGGTTATATCACACGTTCTGCAAGAGGTGCAAGTGCAAATGTCACAATAACTTTTACAGGTGTATCAAACGCAATATCAGAATTTGCACTACCAAAGAATACAACATTTACAACAAGTATAAACAATAGAACATTTACATTTGTTACACCTGAAACAAACATAATAAAGAATATATCAAATGCATTTTCAAAAGCAATTACAATTACAGAGGGCACACCAGTCACACAAGAATTTACAGTGAATGATGCATCACCTGTTAAGTATATTATACCAAATGAAAATGTAGATACAAGAAGTATTCGTGTTACAGTAAAAGAATCCGCAAGTTCTTCTGCGAATACTATATACACACAAGCGACAAATATACGTGAAGTGAACAATCAATCGGCTGTTTACTACTTACAAGAAACACATGACAAGCAATATGAAATATTATTTGGTACTGGTTCTCTTGGTAAGCCTGTAGTAAACGGAAACGTAATACAAATAGAATATAGGGTATGTCATGGTATACAGACAAACGGCGCAAATACTTTCTCTATTGATAGTTTATCAGTTACTCCTAGTTACACAAGCACTAGTCTCTCAGTAAACTCAGTTGCAAGAGGTGGAGTAGAAATAGAAAGTATTGATAGTATAAAGTTCAATGCACCAAGAAATTATAAAATTCAAAATCGTGCTGTAGTTGCAAAAGACTTTGAAAGAATAATATTAAATGAGAATACTAATCTATCATCAGTTATAGCTTTTGGTGGTGAAGAAGCTGTTCCTGCCGTACACGGAAAAGTTTATATTGCAATCAAACCTCAAGGTGAGTTGATTCCTACAGCTACACTCAAAGATGAAATAAAGAACTCTATTCAAAGTAGAACAATGTTAGGTATTGATCCTTTAATCATTGATCCTACTTATCTGTATGTGATACCTACAATCACAACTTACTACGATACACTCAAAGCGAATATAGGTACTTCAGCAATACAAACACTTGTGAGAGATTCTATAACCAATTATTCTACCAACAATTTAGAACAGTTTGGTAAGAAACTACGATATTCTAGATTTGTGCGTGATTTAGATAATACAAATGACGCAGTGCTTAATAATGAAGCAGAATTTACAATGCAAAAAAGATTTGTACCAAGTGAAACAACCGCAACTCTAGTAGAATTAGAATTTCATAACGCTATCGAAACAAACTCTATATCATCTACAACATTTACTTTCAATAACTTTATCGCACAGTTAGATGATGATGGTTTAGGTAATATTAGAATGTTTAGATTTAACACAGAAAAACAACAAGTGTTTATAAACTCTACAGCTGGTACAGTAAACTATACAACAGGTAAAATATCATTAAATAGTTTTATTGTTTCTGCATATGACGGTATTGAAATAAAAGTAAATGCCAAACCTGCAAACAAAGATATCGTACCTGTAAGAGAACAAATCATAATTATATCTTCTGCCGATGCAGTAATTAATACACAAGCAGAGGTTAGTAATTAATGGCACTTGATGCAAAACTATCAACACTAGTAGAAAATCAGTTTCCTGCTTTTTATAAAGAAGAAGGTCCGAAGTTTCTTGCTTTCATCAAAGCATATTATCAGTATCTAGAAACAACTGGTAAACAACAAGATATTCAAAGAAACTTAAAAAACTACAAAGATATTGATACTACATTAAATGAGTATATACAATACTTTCGCTCAGAGTTGATGGCAGAAATACCTGATGATGCTCTTGCTGATAAAAGACTACTTGCCAAACGTATTAAAGATTTGTATACAACAAAAGGTACAATTGATTCGTATAAGTTATTATTTAAAATACTTTATGATGAAGATGTTGAAATAAACTTTCCTGCTGATCAGATGTTGAAAGTATCCGATGGTGATTACAGAATAGATAGATATCTAATCACGCATCATGATCCTAGAGGGTACACGTTTATAGGCAAAACAATAAAAGGTTCTGACAGTCAAGCAGAAGCCTTAGTAGAAGATGTTAAAAGACTTGTAGCTAAGAATAGAGATATTGATCAAATACT